TTTATTCATTTTTTTCTCCGTTAGAAACTAGATCACTATATCCAATAGAATATTTCTTTTCTACGAACTCCTGAAATGTCGAATCTTCCAAAATAGATTGCCAAAAATCTTTAGTGTCGGTATCGGCCTCGCGCACTTTCTTGGAATTATCTTTCTTTTGATACCAACCATTGCTCGGTTTCACAACATGACCAGATTCCAAAGCGACATCTAATAGTCCTGAATAAATACTAATACCATCTTCAAAAGAAACACGAATGGGAATTTTTGATTTTTCTCTCACATATCTGGACTTTTCGACATTAATGATAAAGTTATAACCAATCAATTCTGTTCCTTCTTTTTCTTGTTGACGACCTAGAATAAAGATATTATCCGCGGAGTAATAACTTCCGGTGCCGCCACTAATAATATCTTTTGGATACAAACCAATTTCCTTATAAGTGTGATTGACTACAATCATCGGAATATCTTTTAATGTTAAATGTGGTGTAACCATACGAAATAGTGATTTTATTTGTTTTGCTCTAGTCATATCAGCTACAACTTTTTGGTCCATTGCATCTTCAACTTCTTTCTTTGATGCAAGATTACCAATAGAGTCAACAACAATAACAATTTTTTCGCCGCGAGCAAGATCACTCAACTGTTTCATCAAATCAAACTTTAACTGTTCTATATCTGTAATAGGAGTATGAACAACCCGGTCTTTATCAATATTAAAAGTTTCAAAATAAGCAATAGGTGTGCCGAATTCAGTATCATAAAACAATAAAACCGATTCAGGATATTTTTCCATGTAAGATTTGGCCATCAATAATGAAAAGGCCGTTTTAAAATTTTTCGATGGGCCAGCCCACATTGTAAGCCCTGGAGTCAAACCGCCATTGAGTCGTCCTGACAAAGCGACATTAATCATTGGAACCGGTGTTTGAATCATATCCTTTTCGGAAAAAAATTTTGATTTGGAAAGTATTGCCGATTCTTTAATCGTTGTGTTGGATTTTATTTTTTCAAGTAATGCGGATTTTACCATATAAATCTCCTGAATTATTCTGTATCATTATATTACATAGTGTTTGTTTTGTCAATGTTTTTCTTCTTCTTTTTTGGTTGTATATTTTTTATTTCCAGATATTCTATTCCAAAATTTTTTCTAGATGTAGTAAATGAAATGTTTGAGGCCAATAGCAAGACTACAGCAAGAGGATCAAACACAAAAATCAACATGATAATAACTATTCTTACAGCTCCATCGATATGATTTTTATCGTTATCACCATAAATTATATTTGAAATATATTTTATAGGTCCCAGTTCTGATTCCATGACACGAATGGAATTGGATAAATCAAACTTGGTCTTTTCCATATCTTTTATTCTGTTTCTGATATTTCGAATATTTTTTTCAAGTTCTTGTCTTTCATCGATTTGTTTATCTCTTGTTTCGATTGCTCCACCAGATCCCCTTATTCTTTGTGATTGAATAAGTGTAGATATGATGGAATTCATCTGTTTTATATTCTGTTCATATTGATCGATTAGTTCTTTTTCACGATCTATTTCCTGTTGAATATACGCAATTTCAGCAATTTGTGTATCTGTGGGTAATGTTTGTTCAAAATGGGATTTAGAAAGAAAACCAAATATACCCATGCTTGTGATCAACATTAAAATAACAATCGCGGAGAAAAAATATGATTTGATTGATTTAGATGCTATTTCCCAATTTTGATATAACCAGGAAACAGATACTAGTTTTGCCATTTCCAGAACAGAACCCATAACAACAATTGACCAAAATGCACCAGCAAATATTGATGTTAATCCTATTATTGAGTAATATGCTGCTACTACTGATAATCCTATACCAGTAGTAAAAGCTGCTACGGTGTTAAATTTCATGTAAAGAACTCGTCTAATGTATTAGTATTATCTATGTTCCAATTAATCGAATTCAATATTAATTTTAGTGGATCGATAAAAGATTTTTCAAACTGAGTATCATAATCAATATATTTTTCAGCATCGAGTTCTTTTGGTAACATGAGAGGAAAAGAAAGAACCATGTTCATGAATGGATTAGGCTCTTTCATATACATAAATTTGATTTTATCACCCTCGTTGATTCGTTGATATTTTTTTTGTAGATTTCTTTTATTTATTTCATTGTTATAGATTAAACTACCTTTTACATGAATTGGTGCACCCTTTTTATATATTGATCCATCTAAAGAAGCATAACCATCTTCTCCCGATTTTACTCCATTGACACCACGAGGAAAAGCGATATCTTCGGCTGGTAGTTTTTTAAACTCCTCACGAAAGTTTTCAATGAATTTCAACAAAACATCTTTATCACTCGTCATAATTAAGTTAAGGGCTTCTTTAATCTTATCACGACAAGCTGAGGGTGTAGATGATTTAATTGCTTCAAGACCCATTATTTTTAATGAGGGTTTTGCATATTCCACTCCTTCATTATTATACACATTAATGATGTATCGTTTTTTAGATGTCCATATTGCTTTATCGCCCAGAGCTTCACGTTTCATAATCATTTTTTGATCATACGCATTTACATAATCAGCAAGGTCTTTATAAGCCTCATTAATAAATGGTTGAATCTTCTCCTCACAAAAGAGGTCCATGATCCGTATAACTTTTCTTTTATCTTCAATTTTCTTCTGTCGCCCGACAATCTTATATACAAGCGGACCAAGATTAAGATAAATACTATCTGTATCCGAAGCAATAACATAATCAAAATTCTCCGTTTTCAAAATTTTATTTAAATATGAGTTAATTCTATTTTCAATCCAGCGAATGGACAACTGCCCGGCCGTTGTAACAGCTTCGGCAATACGAATATCAAAAAATCTAAAATGCTGATTTCCAATGGCACCATATGCTGAATTTAGACACACCTTTTTAGATAGTTGAAGATTATTGAATCTCGCTATATCTTTTTCTAACTGTTTTCTTTTATTTACATCCTCACATTTTTCCAATTCTTTTTTTGAAGATATTGCTTTATCTTTATATCTTGCGCGATCTTCATACATATCCAACATCATTTTAGCAAGAAAACCCTGTTGCTCTATGTTAAAAAATTGTTTGTTTGGAGTAACAGTCATTTTCAGTTTTTTGAGAATATCTGTATTCACTTTTTGATTCAATAGATTTTCAACATTTATATTATTGTTTTCTATAAACTCTTTTAATTCATTCGAATAATTTTCATAATTCACCAATGTTTCTGGAGACAGGTTATATTGCATGATCAAATGTGGATACAAACTTGTTAAATCAAAACTTGCGACCCAATCGTGCATACCAACAATTGGATTTTTTACATATGCGCCTTCATATGCTTCATTTTTTTTAGATTTAGATATTTGTGGAATAACAATATTTTTTTCTTTTAGATGATTATATATCAGAGAATCCCACATCCTTGTTTGTTTAAACACATCTTCATAATTCGTTTTAGAATCATACGCCAAAGTCAAGGCAAGTTCAATGAGTTTTAACTTATCATCGAGACGTTCAATAAGATTAACATCTCGAATATTATAATCCATGAATTTTTGAAAATTCTGTTTATATAATTGAAAAATATTTCCATATTCCTCATATGAAACTTTCTTTTCACCTATTTCCAAATGACAGATATAATCTAGTTTATATGATTCTCTGGCAGAAGAGGCACCAAATTTTTTATAAAGTTCAAGATAATCAAGAATCGCAATACCAGATATTTCAAACGATATCTGTTCACGACCCATGATATAAGTTGATTTATTATTGATAAAATTCCAAGGTGAAAGTTTTTGAGCTTCTTTTTCACCCATTAGTCTAACTGTTCTGTTTATGATATAGGGAATATCAAAAAATTTTATATTCCAACCTGTAATGATATCTGGCCATATCAGTGTCCAGAGATTCATGAATTTTTTGATGAGGTCTATTTCATTAGAACATTTGATATATTCTATATTTTCTTGACTTACTTTATAATCGGAGCAACCAAATGCATAATATTTACTCTTATGTTTGATTGTAATTGCGGTGATTTCTTCTGTCGCATCTTTTGGTTCTGGAAAGCCGTTTTCAGAAGCCACCTCAATGTCAAGAAACACCACTTCAAGAGTAGAAATATCCCACAACAAATCACTATTAAAATTATCTGATATAAAAGCATATTCGTATTTTGTGTTTCCGTAAACGGTAAGTCCTTCAGTTTCTTTATGTTTATCTAAAAACTCCCTACAATCTCTCATATTTCCAGGAGAAATTGGCTTTACATTTTTTCCATGTAGAGTTTTATATTTATTAGTTTTGTTGGAAGAAACAAAAAGCGTGGGAATATATTCAATCTGGCGTCTGACACGTTTTTTGTTTTCAACGCCTCGATAGAGAATATACTTTCCACGCTTTGCGACATTCGTATAAAAATCCATGCTGTATTATAGCATATTATTTAGTTTGGTACAAGTAATTTTGGTTTCGGTGGTGTAACAATACCACCAAACTGCTGACTATAGTGTGAAATAAATTCATCTGCGGGTTTTGCGACAAACACTATATGTTCTTTTTTTATCATGGTGCCGTATTTTACATCAGCATAAGGCAACCAATCAACAAAACCAAAAGATACCTGAGAAGGATTTGTCTTGTTGACATTCATCACAATTCTTACGGGATTTTTGATTTCATATTCACCATTTTTATAGGACAAATCACAAAGCAATTCTTCTCCTGAAATCAGACGTACAATTTGAATATTAGCCATTTTCTATCTCCATCATATAATCATAAACTTTAAGTGGAACCCAACGATAAGGAAATAACATTTCCCTATTATGCCATATTTCATCGGTAATATTTTCATTGGGATCAGGAATTAAACCCCAAAGAATCCATTTACCATCATACTGACGTTGAACCAATTCAGTTTGCACAGGTTTAACACACAACATATTTTTACTCCTTAAGTCCACAAATGTTCACGAATTTTGATCAAACAAATCAACATACTCTCATCTTCATTTAAATATTTTTCTTCAATTTTTCTGGTTTTTTCCAATGCCTTCTTTTCTCTTTTTTTGAAATTTTCTGTTAATCCTTTATCGGAAAAGATATCATGTCCCAGCTTTCTTCTCTCATCGCATATTTCAGTCCATCCGGAAGCATCGTGTGGATCAATTCTATTTTGTCTATCTTTCCACCATTTATAAAGTTTAATAATTTCCATAGCAGCTTTCGCTTGTGATGTGGGTTTACCCCAATCTTTTTTATTTTTACTGTAATCTTTATCCATAACAATTTTACTTTCCCATTCAAGATATTTTAAACCCGCTTGAGGATTTCTGAATGAAGAAAATCTTGTAGGATTTAAAGACCACCAAGGGAAATTCTTTTTTTCATCTTCATCGTTATTCCATAAAATTTGCATCCATGCTTTTTCAATCTCGACAAAATCTACAAGAAGATTGAAATTGGCATGTAACATTCTATCGCTGATTTCATGATATCCCGGTTTTAGACCAGTTTTGACAACATGCCAGCGTTGTGTAATGTAATCTCTGATACTCCATCTGACCTGATTATAAGGCCAAGTTATTGTTTCAATTGTATCGTGATAAAATTTTGTTAAAGTTATTTTGAGGAAATAAACAAATGGTTTTTCTTTTTTGGTTTTTTCGTGCCAAACAGTCCAATCATCCCACGACAGGGCTAAAGGTCTATTTAAATCAAGTTTAGATTTGATTTTATTAATAAAATTTTTCATATTACATGCTTTCATTAGAATTATTAACATAACGACCCATTGTTATGTTTGTTTGACCGCGAATTTCGGAATTTTTATATGACCAACATTCACCATTATTTAAAAAACAAACCCAGATTATATCATGTTCTGGACCATAATCTATAACCATCATCGCTAAAGCATTACCTTTAGGAGTTTTTACAGGAATTGATGGATTTAATTGTAAAATCATTTTCGATGTTTTTCTATATCGTCAGAAATTTTGTCGTCCTGATATTTGATTGTCCACATTCCGCGATTTTTATCATATTTCGCCGGCTCTACTATAACACATCCATATTTGGATTTCAAGAGTTTTATCATTCCGTTGGCTCCAGTCTGTGAAAAACTGGTGGAAACAAGAATTTCTTTTTTCACACCAGACTCTTTATTATATTACAGTAATCGGTACAGATTCCTAAACATTTCAGATTTTTGATTT